TAACACAGACCACAGTATTGAAAGGTGCGTTTAAAGATGACATGGGTACTAAAAAAGAATTTATGGACAATATTAAAATGCAACAGGAGTTTTCCCCAAGATGACAACAGCTAAAGACTTAACAGACCAACTTATTGAACGTGCTAAAAACTTGAAAGAGTTTGTAGTAGAACGTGAGTTTAATCACATTCCTGCTGGAGTTGTTCGATTTAATATTCAACACACAGTAGGAGAATCTGCTCGCATTTTTGTTCCAGCACTTACACAAGCTGAAGCTGAAGATATGGTGGACGAATGGTTTAAGGAAGAAGTATGAAATGGTTTAAAAAAATGGTAATTAAATGGGTGCGTGAAGATTGGGATAACGCTAGACAAGATTGTGCAGAACCTAGCAGATTAATCAGCACCGTAGAGGCTGCATCAATTAATAGTGAGCCTGTTTTAAACTTTAAAGTGTATAGCGCCATAGGTGGCAAGGTTGTAGAGTTTAGACGTTACGATCGTAAGAGTGATCGCAATGAAGGTACCACTTACATTATTACTAATGATCAAGATTTTGGTGAGCGTATCGCTAAAATTGCAACAATGGAAAATATAAAAGCATGAGTAAAATTAAAATTGCGGAACTGTTTTACAGTATCCAAGGAGAAGGACGCTACATGGGTGTCCCTAGTGTGTTTCTACGTACATTTGGCTGTAACTTTAAATGTGCTGGCTTTGGCATGCCCAAAGGTCAACTAAGTACAGAAATAGAACTGATTGCAGAACGTATTGCAGAATTTAAAGACTATAATGACTTACCACTAGTTAGTACAGGTTGTGACAGCTATGCAAGTTGGGATCCACGTTTTAAAGACCTTAGTCCAATGCTTACCAGCGATGCTATTGCTGAACGCATCATGGAAATTCTGCCATACAAGACATGGGTGGACGAGCATTTGGTAATTACAGGTGGCGAACCGTTGCTAGGTTGGCAACGTGCTTATCCAGAATTACTGGACCATCAGTATATGCGGCAACTTAAAGAAATTACATTTGAAACAAATGGCACTCAAGAATTAACACCAGAGTTTAAAGAATACTTGCAAGATTGGACTATGAAGATGCCCGGTGAACGTTGTGTGACATTCAGTGTCAGTGCTAAACTTAGCTGTAGTGGCGAAGCAAGACACGAAGCAATTAAGCCAGAAATTGTAAACGACTATCAAGATGCAGGTTATGTTTATTTGAAGTTTGTTGTTGCAACAGAAGAAGATGCGGCGGAGGCAATTGAAACAGCGGATGTTTATAGAGAAAACGGATTTACTGGTCCAATTTATCTAATGCCAGTGGGCGGTGTAGAAAGTGTTTATGCACTAAACAATCGACGTGTAGCAGAACTAGCAATGAAAAATGGCTTGCGTTATAGTGATAGATTGCAAGTACCGCTATTTAAAAATGAGTGGGGTACATGATGAAACAATTTATTAAACGTATTTTTGGTATTGACAAATTGGAGAAAGCAAAAGCCGATGCTCAAATTGCAACTGTAGAGGCTAAGGCAAGAGAACAAGAAGCTAAAGAAGCAGAAGAACTTGCTAAAATGACTCCAAAAGAACGTGCTACCAAAAAAGGCGAAGCATGGGTTGCAGTATTGGATACGCATGTGAATAAAGATAATATCAGAAATGGCTTTTTTGAGCTTGACTGGAATGCCGAGTTTATTGTACAATTGAAACAAGCAGGTTATGGTTTTGACGGTGATCCAGATGAAGAAATTGTGGATCGTTGGTTCCGTGACTTGGCAAGGAATATGCTTGCAACAGAAGGAATGGACGCAGGGCGCGGTGCAGGTTATATTAACGTGGCAAGAATTAATAAAGAGAAAAGCGAAATTTCATGACATACATTTTAGTTGATACTGCTAACACATTTTTTCGTGCTAGACACGTAGTACAAGGAGGTGCCGATATTAAACTTGGCATGGCTTTTCATATTACATTTAACAGTATCAAGAAGGCTTGGCAGGACTTCGAGGGCAAACATGTGGTGTTCTGCCTCGAGGGTAGATCGTGGCGTAAAGACTATTACAAGCCTTATAAAGCTAACAGGCAAGAAACTCGTGCGGCAATGACACAGAAAGAACAAGACGAAGATAAATTGTTCTGGGAAGCGTTCGATGAGTTTAAAAAGTTCATTAGTGAAAAGACTAATGTAACTGTACTACAACATTCCCGTTTAGAAGCTGACGATTTAATCGCTGGTTTTATTCAATCACATCCAACAGAACAGCATGTGATCATCAGCACAGACAGCGACTTTCACCAGCTACTTGCATCTAATGTAAGACAATTTAATGGCGTTGCGGAAGAAACACATACTATTGAAGGTATCTTTGATAAGAAAGGTAAACCGGTAGTCGACAAGAAAACAGGTGAACCTAAGAAAGTACATCCCGAGTGGTTGCTGTTTGAGAAGTGCGTTCGTGGAGATTCCAGCGATAACGTCTTCTCGGCATATCCCGGTGTACGTACTAAAGGCAGCAAAAATAAAGTGGGTCTTACTGAAGCGTTCGAGGATCGTAACAGCAAAGGATATTCGTGGAACAATCTCATGTTGCAGAGGTGGGTTGACCACAATGGACAAGAACATCGTGTTTTAGAAGATTACGAACGTAACAAACATATCATTGACTTGACTGCACAACCCGATGACATCAAGCAATGCATTAAAGAAACTATTGAAGCAAACGCAGTACCTAAAATGGTTGACCAGGTAGGTATTCGGATGCTTAAATTCTGCAATGCTTGGGACATGAAGAAAATTGCTGATAACATTCAGCAGTACGCAGAACCATTCCAAGCCAAGTATCCAACTACTAAAACGGCACAAAATTTATTCGAGGAGAATTAAAATGGCAAAACTAAACAAACTAACAAAAGTAAATGAATCAGTTACTATCAATCGTTATGACAACGGTTGGATGGTAGAAGTTGGCGGGCGCGATAGCGACAACGAATGGAAGAACTGTAAAATTGTATGTAACACAGAGGAAGAAGTTCTTGCTGTAGTTAAAGAATATAATTCAATGGGCTTGGATAATTAAGGATAAACGATGTTAGATAAATTTTTTATATGGGTCGGTCGTAACAGAAAAGAAATTAGCCTTACAATTGGCGGGCTAAACTTACTATCTGGATTGAGTGCGTTAGTTAACGGTAACTACGGACTTGCTATAGTAGGATTTACAATTGGCGGGGCTCTTATTCTCGATGCTTACAAGGGAATTTAAATGAGTCAAGTTTATCTAATCAAGCCGCTTGAAAAGAAAAGCATTGTCTATCATGTAGAAATGTATCGTAAAAACTCCGACGATAGCGTCAGTTGGTTTAACATTGACGAAACATATCGTTGGGGGCAGGGCTTTGTTGAAGGTGACTTAGATTGTAATCTTCCCTGGGAAGGTGATAAAGTTGCCTATGCTAAAACAGATGCAGGATGGGGCTGTGAGTTCGACGATAGTATTAGTGTCGAATGGGAATTTAGCGATGACATTTCTGAAATGGAACAACAGGAACTCAAAGAACTTTATTACGAAGGCGGGGCAGGTTGGCTCTATGACGGTGAGCATGATTGGCAAGAAGAGGATGCCGCAGTACATATTATTGCACCCTATCAAATTAGTCTTTGTGAACAAGATGGAACAGTAATTGAAGAAAACGTAAAATTAAAACCGCGGCCAGATCCTAAAACTAGTTGGCCGTTTAGTCCAGAATTTCCAAAACCAGAGGAAGCATAATTATGACAGAGATACACGCAAAACCAATTGTAGAAGGTAAGTTTTGGATTGTCGAAAAAGACGGATCTAAAATTGCTACACTACATAAGAAAGAAAATAATAAGTTTATCCTTAGTAGTACCAACGGCGAAGTAATGTTTAACAAGAAACAAGACTTAACTAAACAGTTTGGAGAAGGATTTTTCTTAACAAGTACAAAAGTTAAAGTTACTACAGCAGAAGATGATGTTTATGAATGTCACGGTTATCCTGCAATGGCAACACCGTATAATGCAATGTTTGATGTTCGCAGAAAGCTACCACTGTTTACCAAAAGTGCGCAAAGTAAAAGTTTGTATTGTGCAGGTTATTATATTATTAAATTTAACAAAGGCTGGGTTAAGAGCTTTTGTCCCAAGGCTATTACAATTGAACGCTACCCTTATAAAGGACCCTTCAAAAGTAAACTTGAAATGAAAACGGTATTGTCAAATGCAAAATCCGATTAACACAAGTCCAGTATCTCAATTTATTCAAGCGGTAAGAGCTGCCGAGTTGGCACAACATAAAGAAGTTAAGTTGACAATTCAGCAAGCTAGGATGCTTAACATGACTCTAACAGAAATGTTAGACAAGTTAAATAGAGACTTAGAAAGTGTTTATAGAGTGCTTAAAAGCAGTTCCGAGACTGAAGTTGTTAGTGTGCAAATGGACGGTGGAGGCTTTGAAGAGCCTAAATAAAGCATAAATATATGCGTATATAATGAGGGTACGCATATATGAGCCGTCCAAAGCCAAAAGTGCTATTAGAGCATGTTAATAGAAAAACTTATAAAGCCGAGCAAGTTCTCGAGTCTGAAGCCATCTGGGCTGTATTCTATAAAAACGAGCCTTTTAACTTGAAATCGTTTAATAGTTTAACAAGTTATCCTGGGCCCAAGTACAAAAAAGTATCATTTAGTAATCCTGGTCATGCCATTAATCTAGCTAAAAAATTAAATTTAACATTCGGAACTGAGGATTTTCAAGTGGTTAAACTAACGTCTGGCACAATTGTAAAATGATCAATCGCAACGTTCTTACTAAGATATTTTTACAGCATTGGGGTAAAAGTACAGATGATGCAAATATGCAGTTATATGGTAGAATGTGGTGGCAATCCAATCGTGTTAATAAACCCAATGCATTTAGACTAACCGACGAAGGGTTAGATTTCCTTACCAATACATTAGACATCAAAATGTATTCAATTCCTTTTACCGAACCAATCGAACTGAGTCCCCAGACTATTATATTTTTGGAAAGGTATATTGATTGTCCTTATCATTTAACAAGCCACGAAATTGTTGTGTTTAGCGAACGCAAGGGTTTTGAGTTAATGTTGTTTTCGGACGACATCCGTAAATTTGGTTTGGTTAAAGCTATGACAGAACGCCAAAAAGAATTGGGCGTTTTGGGTGATGTAGAAGAAAAATAACGTTGACACAATCTTCACTCTGCTGTATAATACATACATAGACAGCAAAACTTCCCTTTTTAACTTTTTAAGGAATTCAAATGAGTGAGACCAT